GATCCATCTGCAGTTGCAAATCCTGTTGCACCAGTGCTTTTTCCTTTAACAAAATATGATTGCTTAATCTCTGATGTAGTTACTGCTTGATTTAATGTGAGTTTTGTGTATGTTTGAATATCATAAAGTCTCAAATCCCAACTGGTGCTGGCATCTGCATATGCAGAATCAGTTAAGTTGAAAGAATAGACTCTTGCTTCACCGATCTGTTCTCCAACACAACCAAACTGTGCGTATAGAGAGATTGTTTCTCTCACTTTTGCTACGCCAGTTACATTATTAACTCTTAAAATATTTCCCATTTCAAATGGGACCGTTACGTTTTTAATATCTTCAGTATCTCTTGGTTTTTCTACATCAATGATTGATGTTGATGTTTTTTCAATATCATATCCTTTTACATATGCCTTACCTGGAGATATTTTTAATGATACAAGATTATCAGATGGAATGTTTCCTTGATCCGTTTGCTCATTGGCAAAGAAAGAACCATCATTCCCCAGTAGATTGTTTAAGGATTCTTCTAAATTTAAATCAAAAGGTCTTACAGTGTAATCACCAGACTCATCAAAAGTCCTTTCTGCAAGATAGTCTCTAATTTTATTATATTCAGTTTTTGTCGTTATTTTCTTAACTCTTCCGTTTTTTAATCTGAGTAACTCTACAAAATCAGTATCATTCGTATCTGTTAATGATCTTTTTGTGAGGGAAAGGAATATTTTGAATCTATCGGCACCTGGTGACGCATAGTTTGTAAATCCCTTTGCATTATCGTTTAACGATTCATCCTCTTTTGCATTAACAATAGATTCAGTTATTTTCAGTCCAACTCTATATGAAGGAGTATTCGTATATTCGTCTAAAAGGATTGTTTGGTTTGAAACACTTACAAAATAACCCCTTATAAAATAAACACCGTCACCAATTGATGCTGCTGATCCAATAGCAGTTGCATTTGTACTGATTAAAGAACCGAAAGGAGTTCCTGCATTTATAGTTGTATTTCCATATATAACATTTTCTGTCGCGGACAACAATTCTCCGTCTACAAATTCGGAGAACTCAAAGTTTGAATCGGATTCAAGATATTTTACATATAATGTAACATCAGTTATATTATCATTTTCTGTTGGTAGAACTACTTTTTGAACTTTTGCGGTAATTCCGGTAACTTGTCCCTGTATTGTTTTTCCAACAAACTTATCAATATATAACGATATATCAACTCCAAATTGAGTCGAATTTAGTTTAACTGCATAAAACTGTCCGTCATATGTTATGTTTCCTGGGATAACTACTGACCCCTCTTTAAACATATGATTTCCAAAATCTTCAATCTGATTTTGAAGTATCGATTGTAAAGTTGTCAGTTCTCTAGACTGAACAGGATATCCTGGTTTAAATAAAACTTTTAGAAAGTTTTTTGCTGAGTCGAAATCGTCATAATATGGATTGATATTTAAGTTTGTTTTTTGCGACATTTTTCTTTAGAATTCCAGAATAATTTTGATGTCTTCTTTTTGCCTAGAGTCTCTTTCTATAAGAGAGCGATTATCAATGTAGATAATATCTCCTGTGTTTTTATTTATCTCCGGATCTGCAATCCCTGCTGAGAAAGTTACACCTAAACTAACTTGTCTAGAACCAATCGTTGTTGTGATTCCACTAAAATTAATGTCAACTGATCCCGAAATCGGAGATATTGTTGTAGTAGTTGATGCAAAACTAACAACATTTGCTTTTGAAGTAACATCATTCCTATCAGTCTGATTGATACCATTAGCAAAATTTAATGATCTATCTTGATAATACTTCAATACTCTTGTATCGGTATCATATGATGCAATATATCCTCTTGCAGTTCCATTTGAAGTCAATTGAGTTATTGCTGTACCAACAACAGGAGTTCCACTAAAATCTGAAGTCAACTTAATGGCACCCAAAGATGAATATTCATTGCCAGTAAAAGTTGTTTTTGAGTTATACTTTTCTGGATTCTTTATGATTCCAACTTGAGAAAATTTGGTGTCCGTTGGAAAGTCTTTGGTAGAGTCATCAAATCTAGAATAAACTAAAACTTTATCCGCACCCAATTCTGTATAAATGTCATAACCATGACCTCTAGATGGGGGAATGATCGGAATCAATTTTGCTACGTTACTACCTAAAGAGTCACTTGACGAATGCCCAAAATCAACAATTCCGAAAGTATATCCACTACCACCAGAAACGACTGTTGCCTTTGTAATCTGACTGGAGGTATTAACCTCTATATTTACTTTTGCCCCAGTTCCATCACCCTTAATATCATAAGTTCCTGCACTATAAATCCCACTTCCACCATCTTCAATATATACAACTTTTATTTGGTTGTTATTTACAGTCGAATCAGCAGAATCTCTTACACTTTGAATTTGGAAATCGGTAGATGTTGACCAATTGTTTGGAAGAACAATATATTCGGTAGAGTCAAACTTAATAATATCACTCGGAGAAATGGTGAACAAATATTTCCAAATATACCCATCACCACTCGTTCCGGCAGCAGATGGTTCCAAATCAGTAAATGTGGGTTCATCTTGAGATGTATTTCCTGCCAGGTTCGATGAACCTCCAATATCTCCATGCGACCCATTATACAGGCATATATAAACTCTAAAGTCACTATTAACAACAAAGTAGTTTGTATCGTAAAGTCTTGCACTTCCAGAATTAGGAGTTTGATTTGCAACACTGTAATCATGACGATACATGTCATATCTAGTGTTTGCAGTCCAAGTAACTTTTCTTACAACTCTTCTAATATTTGAACTGTTTAGTTTTTTGCCAAATAAAGCAGTATTTCTATAATGACTCAAATATTGTTGATTATCAATAGGACTTGGTGGATTAGATGGAGTATTACTCCACGAATCTGATCTACCAAATCCTACAGAAGTTGGTCCAGGATTAGACAACCCTAGAAACACATAATATGAATTATTAGCATCCAATACAGAATCTACAAAATTATTGGCATTCGCAATTCTAAATTGGTCTGTTACTATAGCAGCCATATTACACAGTTTTTTAGATATTTATATTGTTTAGTTGAGTGTTTCTGGAAGTGCACCAGTTTTTCTAAGACCTTCACCTCGTCTTTGGATTGTTGGGAATGTGGATAAACCAACATCAACAGTTTTTCCAGTAACTCCAATAGAAATTGGAGGTGAAGATCTAGTAATCGATGTAAACAGTCCCCAAGAGAATTCACCAACAATATCTCCACTTGTAGTGAGTCCAGTTGTAACAGTTCCAGAATCAATATTACATGTCACAATTCCAACTGTTCCGTCAACAGTTATTGCACCAACATAATAGATATTATCCAAGAATGTTGTTCCAATACCAACTACAGCACTATCGGAACTATCGACTGATGTTACACCAGATCCAATCTTAGTATTCTTAACGAATATTGGATATCCAACTTTCAAATCATTACCAAATGCTGTTGGAGATCTATCAAGGAAGAACTTGATTCCTAATGGATGTCCACCTGTTCCCGTAGTAGTCTCAATAGATGTTACTATTCCTGAGAAACCAAAGACAAATTCAATACCTCCTAAGTTTTCATAATTTGGATTGGGTAGAGGAATGATAGTTTTTGGTGCAACAGTATATCCAAATCCTGGATTTGTAATGTTGATTGGAGTAGTTAAAGATCCACCACTTCCAACTGTTGCGGTTGCAGTGGCAGTTGTTCCAAATCCAACACCAATACGTAAAGGATTTTGGAACTTAATATTAACAGTAGATCCAGTGTATCCACTTCCACCATTGACAATATTAAGAGAACTAATAGTTCCACCTACACCAATAGTTGCAGTAATATTTGCTGGTGAAGGATCTTCTTTGCCATCAACAACAATACCTGTCAATGAGTTGTATGGTCCGGCACCAAGATTATATGTAAAATCACTTACATCATCAACAAAAACTCTAGAATCTGAAGTTGAAACATCTTTAATAATTTTTGCAGTTGGATATACTTGAGAAAGTGTAGATTGTCTTGTCTTATATATAAACTCACCATTAATTACTCTATCAGTTTTCTGTTTTGTCCATGACATAGGTTTATCATTAACCTCATCAACTCCTTGGTCAATATATAAATTTGTTTCAAACTTATCAGAGAACGAAACATCAAAAACAGTTCTTTTATTTTGAGTAACTGTTCCAGAAATAGTATCATTTTTAAATACCTGAACATTATCACCTCTTTCCAAAGTTGGAATAACATTTTCTACTTGTATATCATCTAAACCTCTTGACCCCCTATAGAAGAAAATGTCAATATTATCACTTGGTTTTGGTGCAACACTGAACGCGAATGATGTGCCACCATCAAAAGTATATGAATCTCCAGGACTTTGAAGAACTCCATTGATGAATATTAATAATACATTTTGAAGATCTATAGTAGAATCTTCTGGTTTTTCAAAACTAAGAATTGATCCATTGTAGAATAATGGGAATCTGATTCTTGTTCCATCCTGATAGTTTTCAATGGAATCAATGAAGTCAAGTTCTCCAAACTGCCATGCTCCAAAATTATCAGTGAATGTCTCTAATACGGTTATTTCAAAATCGGACAATGGAGATGCTAATCCTGATGCAGTAACTAATCCAACTGGTTTAAACACATCACCTTTTCTAAATGCATAACCAGATCTTGCGATAGAGAAACTATTGACAGCAAAGTATGTTGAACCAACACCAACCGTTGAACTTGCACCAACATTAACATTAAGTAATAATCCAGTTCCAGTATCTGTTGTTGCACCAACACCTATTCTAGAAACGCCTGTTATTTCAAGATTTTCATATGTAGGTTCAGAAACGTAAATTCTAGTTTGATCAGAGTATCCGGAACCACCATTTGTTACATTAAATGTTAATGATCCACCAGCCCCAACAGTCGTTACTGGAGAAGCAGTTATGACTGCTCCTGATCCATTTCCAGTTGGATCAAAAACTGAAACTCCAATTGAAACAACTCCGTTATATCCGGACCCAACATTATCAGTTGCTCCAAGACCAATACTATTCTGAATAACTCCACCACTAATCACCGCAGTGACTGCTGCACCAGCAAGAGGTGCATATCCAAGACCACCAGTCGATCCAAGAGAGATAATCATGCCACCTCTAGGGATTTGGTTTTGATTCACATCAGATTCCGAAATCAAAATACTATTTGGATCTGCTATGTCTGTTCTGATACCACTGAATACAATTGAAGATATTCCTGTAGGAGTAGTTTGTTCAATGATCCTGAAATTTTTTGATGGATTGTTTTGGGTTGTCGGAGTTTGGAATATTCCATTAATAAATACCACTCCATTTCCACCAGTAGTTCCAATTCCTGCAGTGTTTGCTCCACCAACTGTCAATGTGAACGTTCTTCCAATTCCACTAAATTCATCGGAAATATCATCATAAACTTGGTTTGTGGTGTAATCACTTCTAAGGAATACTCTACCAGTAAAATCGGAAGTTTCAAACTCTAAGTTGTTTTTATTTCTAGTAATATTTGAATTGCCTCTAGGTGCTTTTGTAAAGAAAATACTGTCCCCAACAATGTTGTAAGATCCTTTGTATATTCTAGTTGATGTCGAATCGGTATGTGATGTTGCGGAAGATCCCACATGACCTCTCTCGACCTGAACTAATTTTTCAGTTCCAGTATTGGTAATCGGTCCAACATTTGTTGTTCCAAATCCAACATTGACAACTTTCATATATTCATCATCGATTTTTAATATGTCAAGAGGAACTATAGTTGTGATTCCACTTAAAGCAAATGTTGTTGCTGAGGTTGTGATTCCACCACCATTTCCACTTAATGTTTGAGAGATTTTTGTGAATGTGATTGGATATTGTGCAACATTATCGAGAGTAATGATTGCTTTTTCATTTCTCTTTGCCATTGCAAATTTATGAGCATTTCCTTCACCTAAAGATGTAAATGTAACTGCTGTTCCCGATTTTGTTGTTGATATTGAGAACTCATTATCGTTATTATTGACAATGGCAAATACTTGTGTTGGGAGTTCTGCAATAACAGATCCATTTTTATACATCATTGGAGTTGATCCAACACCAACAAATGTTGATCCTGGAGTATAAACTATTTCTTCACCATTACTAAAGAAGTGGTTATTAATCGAAAATACGCCTGTTGATTGATTAAGGATATTTGTATCTGCTGGATCAAATGTCTTAGCAAAAATTGGAGTACCATTCGATCTAAGTACAAAGTCTTCTTTATTGATTCTATCTCCATTGATTGCAAGATATTTGGAAGTATTTACAGTTTCTACTGAATTTCCATATAAAAGATTTGGTGCTTGATTTAAGAAATCAACAGTTGTATAAAGACATTCACTGAAAGAGTGAATTTCAACATTACCAGTAAAACTTGCATCTGGATAGAACTTAACTAAAACATTATCTCCAGAATATTCTCCACCAAATGTTCCTATTCCTGTTGTGCTTCCAACTGAAAGGAATGAAGACTGTTGAACATAAATGTCAGTTTTGTCTTGAACCATCATAATCTGGTGGAT